ACCGCTCTTTCAGACAAACGCATTTTAGCGCGTTCAGACGGAGAAAGCTGCTCGATCTTTCGCTGGTCAACGATGTCTTGAGCTTTTCTGATTCTTTCTTGAATGGGAATCGTTTTATCTAGCAAAGAGACTTGCGTAAAAACTTCCTGAGGAAGTTTTCCGATAATCTCTTTCTCCTTCATCTGCTCCCTGATGACGGGAAGATTTGCCCGATAAACCTCTTCGTTAATTTGTCCGGTCTGAGGGTCAAAAACATCGATTCCCTGTTTCTGCATCTCTTCGATGCTATCTGCCCTAAGTTTTTCAAACTGTTCGCGAGCCTTAATGATTTTCGCTCGCGGAGAATACTGCTGAAGACCTTGGTACGCCTGAATCGCTTGCTGGTTGAACACCTTTGACTTGAAACGAGGAAGCGCAGGCATTGGAGACTTTAACTCAGGATCGTTGAAATAGGTTCCAACGTCCTCGTTGAACTTCTGAAAAATATCGTACTCAGCGGCTTGAGCCTCCTGCTCGGCCAAAGCCTGAGCATAGGCGTTCGACTGGATCTTGTTCTGAAGATCAAACTGACGCTGACGCATTACCTGTTCAGCAGCGTTCATCTGCATCTGCTCCATCATGCGAGCCTGCGTCTGCGCGCGGTCGAAGAGCGACGCACCGAGCTGAAATGCTTGAAGAGATTGGTCGGCCATAAAATTAACCTATTCTTCCGGGGTAGAAGGTGGACGGAGGAACTGCGTAAGTGGTGGCAGGCGACATCGGATTCGGAAAGGCTGTTTCCCCGGTGCTGTAATCGATTGTCGTGCTACTTACGCTTGGCGCACCTCCAGCGGTAGATCCGTAAAGTGCGGCAGGGCTTTGAGCAAGCAACGCACTTGAAACCCCGTACTGCGTCAAAGCACCGCCAACAGTTCCGCCAAAATTGGTGAACGCCGTTTGAGCCGCTTGCTGCATCGGAGAAGGAGCGGCAGCAACCTGAGCGGCAGTCAAATCGCGTCCGTACATTCTGGCCTGCTGTTCCTGAATCGCTCCAATGCGTTGAGCTGGAGTAATGAACATGCTGCTCACCGAGAACGGCTGAACCATTCCGAATGCTCGCTGCTGCTGGATGAAATTCTGAGCCTGAGCAAGACCCTGATTCTGAAGCTGCATTCCAGTCAGTCCCAAGTCGCGAGCGGTCAATGCACGACCGAAACCGGAGCCGCCACCGAATCCACCGGCAAGCGCGCGTCCAGCAGTCGAACGCTGAACCTGAGCGGAAACCTCCGGGCTAATCTCGCCGCGCAAAGCCGCACCGATGTTTTTGCCAGCCTGAGCCACAAGCTGGTCGTAACCGGGAATGGCGCGACGAAGCTGTGCTTCAAGCTGAGTCTGCTCGGCTTCGGTCGTCTTTCTGGCCAACTCGGTGGCAGGCTCAAGCGCAGCGATGTTTTGCTGAATCGCCTGCCTCTGCTCTGCGGCAAAGTCGATTGGCTTCAGCTCAGGAACCTTCGGCTTACGACCGCCGAACAGTCCGCCGAGCAGACTTCCAGCCGCCGAAATCCCCGCTCCACCCAAGATTGCTGCTCCAAGTCCTATTGGCATAAATCATCCTTTTCCGTCAGTACCACTGGTAGAATCCCCCGCCATTCAATCCGACGCCCACCATGCGGATCGTATGCACCGCATCGCCCATGTATTGCATCGTCTGCTCCTGCACAGCTTGAATGGCTTTGGCTTCGTAGGCCACAGCTTCCTGAATCAGATCGTTCTCCTCCTTGCGAATGGCCATGACCATTAGCTTGATGGCATCAGGACACGGAGGAATGAGGTAATCGTTGACGCTCGTCGCATTGATGTGGCGCATCTTCGCCATGACCGTCACCGGCTTATCCTCGTCCGCGCTGCATCGGTCGGCCAAGTAGCTGCGACGATACTGCGGCAGAGTCTCATCAGGGTCGTAAACGGCGATGTCAGTCTCGGTCAGAGCAGTCGCGTCGTACTCGTACAAACGGCTGACCGTATTCGTCGCTTCGCGGATAACACCAGTAAGCTGCGTGAACTTCTTCGTGGACTGAACGTACGGCAAAGCGAGCGTCAGCTTTTCTCCGTCGATCCACGCTCCACCGGATTGAGTTCTGATCCATTGACCGTTCTGATCGACTCCTTGGAGCGTGATGGTTTTGCCAACGTCCGAAGCGTCGCCAGCATAAACTCGAATGTAGCTGTTAGTGCCACCAGACAAATCGCGGTAAGAAACCACAGTGCCACGATCAATAAGCTGCTTGCCAATGCAGACTTGATTGCCATTGAGAAGTCCATAGCCGGTTTCTTGGAATTCGAACCATTGATTGCGGACGACACCGACGCCGCAGCAATCAGCGATGGCCTCGATGGTTTCGATCTGTCGTGGCCAAGTGATGCATCCGCCGGTCGTGTGAATGGTGAAGCGTCCATAAGCACCGGCCCAAAGGCCCTTGTGCAGAAGCCTTCGACACGCCTGATTGATGTAATCGTAAACGCGCGCATCATCGACGCATACGCCGATGACCCGAGCGATTGTCGAACGGATGTCCTGAACGATCAGCTTCATTTCGTGTAGTAGATTCGGGCCGTCCGCTTGATGAAGTAAACACCGTAGAACGGAGGAAGATTGTTGTGCGACAGCGTGGAGGAGCTGTCGTTTCCGCTTTTCTCAGCGTTCGTCGTGGACAAATCGCCGTTGGAGATGGTCGGGCCAGCACCACCGCCACCCGTACCGGCAGCACCCTGAATAGTCAGCGAAGAATAGGAGCCAAGATTGCTCCAGTTCTTGGCCACCATGTAGTAGTCGTCGTTGTTCGGAAGAACCCTCTGGGCGACACCGTGCGTATGCTCGTTGAACGGGGTTTCCGAAATGGTGAGCTTGTGCTTGTCCTCACCGGAAACGGATGTGGATGTCGAGCTTCCCGTGACGTTTACAGTACCGCTCGCTGCAAAGGTGCCAACACCGACCGGGAACTTGGCGTCGAAGTTGGTGTCAACCTCCCACATCGCACCGGCATAAATGTTTCCGCTGTAAGGAGTTCCGTCTCCACCATCGTATGAAAGCAGATCGTTGGTTGTTCCAACGAAGATGCGACGATCAGAACCGTTGGCGACAACGGGATTCTTGCGGCTCCAGTAGCCACCGTTGAACACCCACCACTCGCCGTTCTCGTCCAGCCACGGATAAACCTGATTGTTCAGCGCAGGAGTCGTTGGGCCAAAGTTGAAGAACGAGTTCCCGATGGAGCTGTTGAACGTCGCCTGAGTACCGCTGACGATGTCGTTGGCCAACTGCTGATAGTTCGTTGGGCAGTAACCAATCGGAAGGTTCGGCGGCGTGAGATTGATGAGCGTAAGGTTCGGCATGTTAGAGGACGTTGGGTGTTTCCGAGGTGTACGTCAGCGGATTCACATCACAGACATCGAGCGGGGTGCATGCAGGGAACGAACTCCTGCACTCTCCAACCGAAGGCTCCTGAATGTCGTAAGCATGAACACGCAAACTCTTGATCCGGCAGAATCCGGTAATCGTCAGCATGACCTGCACCTCGTAAAGATTTCGAGCCGGTGTGCTGATTGTCTCGTTGCACGGAATGTCCGCAGGAGTCGGGAACCGCATCTTCGGACGATACTGCGGCTTGAAATTGCTGATCGGGCAAAGATCAAAGCAATTCGTCACCGTGGCGCACTCGGCAAAGTCGTGCCACTCGAACCAGCTCGGATACTGGTCTGGCCGATACTGCACGAAGAACGAGACATCGCCCTCAAGCTGGTCGATGAACAAGTCACCAGAATCCAAACGCTTGAGTCCGAACGGAACCTCGAAATTGTACGCCCGAGTCTGGACAAGCCATTGAATCTCACGCTTGCCTTCAGTCAGGTTGTAATCGAACCGATCCGACTTGGTGATTTCCCAAATCTGAATTGAGTCATCCGATCCGCGAGCAATGGCAAAACAGGCGTCACCGTAAGCGTTCTCGGTCTTGACGAGCTGCAAGATGTTGAGGCCGGTCCAGATGCCAGACCAAGCGGGAGGAGCCTTCTTCCGCATGGAGGTGACAAGCTCCATGTCCAGAACCGAGATGGCTTTGTGAATGACGCCTTCGGAATCGAATCGAGGCTGAGAGGTCATCAGCACCCGATTGTCGAAGACAACCGCAGAGCTGGCCCACAGAAGATTGGTCTGATCGTTCTCAACGACAGGCGTCATCTCGCCGCTGATCGGAGTGTTGCCCCAATCATTGAACGACCGACGGGCAATGATGAACGAGCGAATACCGTCGATGGCGCGGTAGAACACATCACCGTTGACCGTGATGGCCGACCTTGCGCCGAGTGCGCCACTAGTCAGCAAGCTGATGGCCTGAATCGGATAGTTCAGGTTTTTCCAGACATCTCGGTCAACGGGAGCTTGGACGCTGAAGACGTATCGCGGAGTGAATACAAGAAGCGGTCCTTGCCCCAGCGACGTATCCGGGTTTCCGGGGACGGCCATCGCCGTGATGCCTCCTGAATCCGAAGGAACCGCGAAGTCTCCACCCTCATTGAGGAAGGTGTTCTCGGTTTCTTTGAGAACGCTGGCTCGCGTACCGTCGCCGTAAACGATGTCTGTGGCCCTGAAAGAGAATCCATTGGGAAGCGCGTACCAGATACGCCCATTGACGTACGCCATCACCTTGCCGCACTTAATTTCATCATCCGCAGCACGGCGCAGATTTGTGCCGTTAAAGATGAGCGGCTTGCTGAAACCGTCTTGGATGACGACAAAGTTCTCGGCCTGAACCATCCATCCGTCGAGCAGATTGGACGGATTCTCAAGGTCGGGAGAAACGCTGAGGTTCTGAGCTTGGTTTTCCGCGCAGTTGTAAAGCCACACTTTACCACTGATAAGCATCAGGATGAACGTGCGCCCGTCATCCGCAATGTAGGGCAGCGCGCATTGGAATGTTCCGGTCAGGGATTGTGGGCCATAACAATCCTCCGACCAGCCGTCCGCCGTGACGTTCGTTTGGTCCGAGGTAATCTCCGCATTATCGGCGGTAATGCTGACACAGAGGTCGTAGTCTTTCTGAACGAA